AACGAAATCAAGACCATCGGGGTCCCGTGGATTCACCAGGGAGAGCGTATCCGGATAAGACACCGGAAGTTTGACGGGGAGGCCCTTGTGACCTCGGTCCGGGTGAAGGCGGATGAAACGGGAAGCGTGAGGATGTATGTATCATTTTAGCTGGAAGGAAGGGGATTCAAAATGGCCGGTTTTCTTGACGAATTTGTCAAACTGACGGTGAATGAGACCATAGGGACAGACTATCCGCATATACGCCATCCGGCCCTGTGCCAGGCAAAGGTGATGGAAGGGACCGTGAAGGAAGGGGCATCGTATGTGACGCTGCGGCTGCTGAAGGAAAACGGGGAGACGGATGAAGCCTTTCCCGCGATTCCTTATATAAGGACGGAGCAGGTCCTGAAGAAAGGGGATGTAGTGGCAGTCGGGCTTTTATATGGGCAGTGCCGGCCGTACATCCTGGGGAGATGCTTATGATACTGACGGAAACGGACCTGATGTTAGACGATACCGGGCAGCCGGTCCCCCTGGCATCGGGAGAGGAAGCACTGGCGGGCGGCCTGGACTGTTTCCTGCAGGACATCCGCCTGGAGGCCCTGACCATGGAGGGGGAATGTTTTTTTGATTCCGATTACGGATGGTCGCTGTTGGATTTCTGCCACCGGGAGATAGGCGAACTGGAGGAGCTGCAGATAAAGAACCGGGTCACGGAAAAGTTAAGGAAGCGGGATGAAATCAACCCGCACAGCATTGGGGTTGGCGTGTCCCGGATGGGGGATGACATAGTGAACATCCATGTGGGATTTAAGATTGCAAATGAGGATGTGTCCTATCAGATGGACCTGGAACTGGACGGGGCGGAGGTGAAACTCGTTGATTGATGAAAGCATTCTGGATGAAATCATACCGGTCCCTGATGCCGATACAAAGATGCAGGAGCTGAAGGAGGAGCTGGCGGCGGAAGGGTTTACCATCACCAAGTGGGGCAGCGGAGGCGTCTTTTACTGGCTGACACGTATCTGCGTGCAGATACACATCGAGCTGCTCCGTCTGGCGCGGACCATCCTGAACAACCAGTTCCTGCGGCATGCGGAAGGCAGGTGGCTGGAACTGAAGGCGGCGGACTTTTCCAAGTTCCGGAAGGCGGCGACCCGGACCCAGGGATATGTGACCCTTGTCAGGTCCGATTACGGGCAGGCCCTGACCGTGACGAAGGGACATATGTTCAAGACGGCCCCGGACATCAACGGGGATGAGCTGGTCTACTACACGTTAGAGGATACGGTGATACAGGCCGGCCAGGCGGAGGGCAGCGTGCTGGTGGAGGCGGAAGCGGCCGGAGCGCGCTACAATGTGAGTGAGGACCAGATAAGGGTAAGCATGATATACCTGGAGGGCGTGTCGCAGGTCACGAACCGGCAGGGATGGATATATTCCGAGGGGGCAGATGAAGAGAGCGAAGCCGGCTTACGCAGCCGGACCCTGTCCAGCTGGGAGGAACTGTCCACCAATACCACATCGGCCAAGCTGAAGGCAGCCGTGGAGGCCATCCCGGGTGTGATGTGCGCCTACATTGATGACCAGCATCCAAGGGGGCAGGGAACGGTGGATGTGATTGTGGTGGGGACGGCGGGGGAAGCCAGCGAGGAGCTGGTGCGCAAGGCCCAGGCGGCGGCGGACCAGCTGAAGGATAATTACGAGGACTACCTGGCAAAGTCCGGAACCATCACCTATCAGGATGTGGACATCACCCTGTACCTCAAACAGGGGGCAGGGGTGACGGATGTGGAGGAAACGGCCCGGTCCCTGATAGCGGGGGCCATGTCCCTGTCCAACCGGACGGACTTCAACTTATTCTTACAGGATGATATCCGGTATGTGCTCCGCCAGAGCATACCGGACTACCGTAAGACCGTATTCACGGCCCCCGCAGTGGATGTGGAGCTGCCGGCCGGGAATGTGGTCATGCTGGGGAGTATCACGGTCAAGGTAAGGAACACATAGGAGGGACGCCATGCTGGAGACATTCGGGGAATATATGTATTATCTGCTGTCCACGCCCTTCAAACAGGCAAGGAAGGCCAGGAACCAGTGGTATATCTATTTCAAAGTGACCGGGCGGCTGTTCGATGAAAACAAGACCATGCTCCGGCGGGCACGGGAGGAAGGCATGGTAAGGACAGCCAGCCCACGGATGCTTCCGGAGCATGGCCTGGACCGGAAACTGACGCGCTATGAGGGCGAAACCTGGGAAAACTTCCGGGTACGGCTGATGATGTATGCAGACACCTGCCGGCTTGGCGGGACGGAGGTGGGCACGCTCCAGGCGGTGCGGTCCCTGGGCTTTACCGATGTGGAGATGGTGCCGGCGTATGAACTGGAGGGCAGCCGGGAGCACTGGGCGGAATTTTATGTCATCCTGTCCCGGGATATAGATGATTCCTTTGACCTCGGCCATGATATCATCCGCCGGGAGGTACGGCGGGTAAAGAAGGTAAGCGGGCTGGACCGTTACCGTTTCCTGTACCGGATTCAGGACGCAGGACTGGAAGAATGCATCCGCCCCCATGACATCCTGATACGGGCGGAGATGCGCTGGTATAACAATAACATCCTGAACGGGGAGCACGACAACGATGGAAGCATCCATCATGACAATGTGATTGGAAACCACCTGCCCTACCTGCACATACGCAGCCGGATGGAGGAGGATGAGGAGGGAAGGCTGACATGTACAACCTGGCATCACTGGAGAATCCATGATGGGAGCACGTACAATGATGGAGCCAAACATATGGATGCACAAGTCATAGAGGAGGAAATCTGATGGCAAGTACAACGATAACCAAGTTGAGTAAGAATAAGATACTGAAGGCCAGGGCGGGCATCAAGGCATTGCCGGCAGTCACACAGATGGCATTTGGGAACGGCGCGGACGGGACGCCATCAGAGGATGATAACACCTTGAAAAACGAGCTGTTACGGAAGGACCTGAGCAGCATCGAGCAGGTGACGGACACCAACTTCCGGTATATCTGTACCTTATCCAGGGAGGAACTGGCCAACACGTCCATCAATGAGATGGCATTGTGTGATGCGGAGGGTGACCTGGTGATGATACGCACCTGTTCGGACAAGAACAAGGATGATGACGAGGAGATGACCTTTGCGTTTGACGATATCTTTTAGGAGGCAGGGAAGATGGCGAATTTTGAGATAAATGAAGAACAGGCGGCGCTCATCCGGGAGTTGAGAAAGCTGGAAACCTCAGACCCGGTCCACGCGGATGTATACAATGCCCTGTTCGGGAAGCTGATTAACAATGATGCATTCCTGGAGCGGCTGGCAAACAAGATGATAGAAAAAAGCATGTTGTGCCATGTGCTGGACAGCGTCAACACACAGCAGGTCCTGGCAGCGGATGTGGGACCCAAAATCACGAAGATAACAGACGGGCTGCAAAAAAGTATTAGTGGGCTCAATACGGATTTAAGTAACAGGTTTGCGAGCAGAGTTGCTGACTGCAATTTCCTTACTGAGGGTAAAAGCGAGACGGTAGTAATGGCAATTTGGGATAATAATACACTCAATACACCATATAAGCAGGGAGTCAGTGGATTTGGTAATGGCTTTGTTATCGGTATGTCTCTTGAGCTTGCCTGGGCTATTCAGGTTGCTTTTGCAGTGTCAGATACTAACTTGTTTGTCCGAAGTTATACTCTTGCTGGAATCGGTTGGACCGGTTGGCGAACTATATAATTGAAAAGGAAAGACATCCTGCATACCTCCCTGCACCACAGGGATTTGCAATGATATCCTTTTTATTTAAGTAAAACGGCATAGAAATGTCGCCGTTTTCCCAGCCTGTAATGCGCCCGTGCCTGACGATTGTTGATTCAGGCAGTCCGCTTACAATCAGCGTGTTTATTGCTGTAATCTGCTTTACAGTGATATCAAAATCCACAAAACACGTACCGTTAAGGACTTTGTATACCACGGTTCCAGCACTTACCCAATCCGAATTAATGACGGCATCCCCAGAATATGCCTTAACAATTCCATGGTCTGATAAATCCGTATTGCGCACAGTAAAGCAGTCTGGTGCTGCCAAGCCTCCTATCATACAATAAAGATACCAAATTTATTGTATGGAGGTAGAACAAATGGATGAAGTAAGGTTAAAAGATGAGCTTATGGCCAGGTTGTCCAATGAACTGGACCGGCCTGCGCTGCAGGTGATTGACGGGGCACTATCGTCAGTGTTGCGAAACTACGAAATATCCAAAAGGGAAACCGGGTTGAGTACCAACATAATCAGCTTTCCAGAATTGGATATTTTCATCGGGAAAATCAGGTTTGAAAATTATTCGGTTAGTACAGTCAATCAATACCAGCGTTTTTTGACGGACTTACTGATTTATGTAGGTAAGCCAGTACAGGAAATCGCGGGAGAGGATGTGGTGGAATGCCTTAATTATTATGAGCAGGCTAGAAAGATTAGCTCCAGCACCAAAGACCACAAACGGCGCATTGCAAGCTCCTTCTTTACTTTTCTACATGAACGAGGCTACATCTCAAAAAATCCTATGTCCACCGTGGACCCAATCAAGTATGTAGCAGAAATACGGGAGGCATTGACCAGCCGTGAAGTAGAGAAACTGCGTATTGCCTGTGGAACCAATATCCGTGACAATGCAGTTCTGGAGCTGTTCCTGGCAAGTGGTTGTCGTGTCAGCGAAGTGGTCAGTATGCGGGTAGAAGATATGGACCTTCAGGCGGGATGTGGGAAAGTATTAGGAAAGGGAAAGAAGGAGCGCATGGTGTTCTTTAATGACCGTGCGATGGAATATTTGGAACGATATTTGGGGGACCGTAGGAGCGGGGCTGTGATACTATCAAAAAGGGCACCTTATCAAGGATTAAAGAAGAATGCCCTGGAGAACATTATCCGGAAGATTGCAAAAAAGGCAGGGCTGGGTAAGCGGGTATTTCCGCATTTGCTGAGGCACACATTTGCCACGCGTGCATTGAACAAAGGTATGCCGCTTCCAACATTATGTGATTTGATGGGGCATTCGAGTGTAGAAACCACCAGGATATATGCAAAAAATGGTGCCGGAAAGATTAGATATGAGTACGACATGTATGCTGCATCCTAACTCTTAAAATCTGACAGGATTTTTTTGGCCTGCCAGATGGGAGGCTTACTTAAAGTACGCTTATGGGGGATGTTGAGCACAGTTATAATTATATAGAATTGTTATGCGTGCTATATTTTTGCATTTCCGGGCATAATACGGATTTAAAATTACTTGCTTCATGTTTTAACTTTGAAAAAGTAGCTATAATACAGCCTTTTTTCGATGATGCAGACCAATCATTCGGTTTTCGCTCCTATTACAATATGTCGATGGCAGCAGGCTACGCAATACATTTCTACTACAGTGGCGAGAAACGTATTACATTGCGATTTTTAGATACTGATGGTACCTGGAAAGATTCATGGACTGGAAAGTTGCAATAGCTTAAATGATTATTCACCACCATTTTTTCATGAACAGCGCATCTGCCGAAATACCCTGCGGGATTATTTTCTGCTCATTTCGGTCATTGCCCACGAAACAAGTCAGGATGTTTGAAGATGACGCTATGTAACATGCGTATGCAACGTTCCCATTGCTTTTTACATTGGTAACACATAGAAACATATATCCATCTGGTACAGTAATCGGTATACGTATCTCCTGTCCACCATTAGGCGCAAGAGTTATGGATTGTGAATATGTAAATGTTTTTATAAGCAATGGGTTAATTAAATCCGTATTGTACACAGCAACTAAAATGAATAAAAATGAGTTTTTGATGAATTAACATACTGATGTGCGCAATACGGATTTAACAATGAGTGCAGTCACACTGATTGAAGATATCATAGATTCTGAAATAACGGGTGAAATATACTATCGTGTAAAATCAGGCATATGCTACATAAGGTGCCGGATTATTACGCCATCTGCTTCTGCAAGGGAAAACGTGCTTATTTGTAGTGGGATGCCTAAATCTGCCATAGGACAAAGCCGCTACTGCTCGAACGGTATAGGAACTGCTGCTATAGGTGTGGTTTACATTGATAATAATTCGACCGAACTGAAGATTAATTTGTCAGGCCAGGCGGGGAATGGATATGTTTCCTTTTCATATCCCATTAATCAATAAATGATTATTTTGATGTTATCATGAAAGTTCCAATCATAGTGATTTGACTATTTGCTGCTAATGTTTGATTAGTGTTAACATTCCCGTTCACGGCTATGTAAACAGCCTTTTCATTATGCTTTATATCCCATGCTATAGTATGTTCTGCTACCTGCCTTTTGAATTTGAGTAAACATGTGTATGGACTAGCATCTTTTAAAATATCAACTACTACATAACTGTGTACCAATAGTCCATAAGTACAGATAGCGCCAAAATCAGTATGTATTTTTGCATAATCTGTATCCTCAAACCAAGATGCACTAGGAAATTCTCTTTTATAATTCAAATCCGTATTGCGTGATACTATGCACTGATTTTTATCATTTATATAACCACAAAGTCTAAATATTTATTCAAAAACAAGGAGGACAAGATTATGTCAAAACAGAAGAAAGAAATAGGACCGGATTTTGCAGAAAAGCAGCCAACTCCATATCTGTATGATGCGCCGGCAAATGTACCATTTCCGGGAAAACATCAAAGTGGTAAAGGGGGACCATCTGATTGCAATAACAACGGTATAGATGATTCAGAAGAAGAGGAGGAAATGTGATGTCAAGATTGGTCACTATGACAGGAATATCCGTTCCAGTTTTTAATGTAATAAGGAACCAAAATGTTCCATCCCTAGAAGTTCAAATATTACAGTCTCAGGCCCAGGAAATTGACCTGTTGAAACTTTTCAAGACAGAGAGTGAGCTTTCTACACTTACTTTGATGTCAGACCAGGGAATCCTCGAAAATCAGTACATGAATTATTCTAAGTTAGATACATATAACATTCAGAATGATTATATTGTTAAAGAAGCTATAGGGGGCTGGTCAGCTATTGTGGATGAAGAAGGCCATACCGTTTCAGAAGAGGTGACGGCAGAGCCAGCTCTAATTGATAATCTGATTACAATAAGGCTGTTGAAAAAAAGTGATTTAGAACGTAAGGTAGATAATAACGTGCAGTTGATTGATGCCATGTCAGTAGCACTTGCTCAAATAATGGGAGGTTGACTTTATGGAAGCATGGAAGAAAGTAATATTCGTTAATTCAATAAAAGTAAGACTTCAAAATGGAGAGGGAAGTGCGGAAGAGATAATTAACTCCTATGCGAAATTGACGGATAGCGAGAAGGAAATTCTTAAAGCAGAATTCTCAAAATAA